ACGATTTATCTAATGTATCAGAGGTTCCAACTACAGCAGTATTCTATACTATATGGAGTTATAAAGCCGGCAAAGGCCGTGATTTATTAATACAAGCTGTAAAAGGTATTCAGGAGCAATATCCTAGTGTAAATAGATTTGTGACATTAAGTCCTAAAACAGAAATGGCTAGAAGATTTCATTTAAAAAATGGTGCTATTATATTCCGTGAGAATATAGAAACCATTAACTATGAATATACTAAAACATCAGGTGAATAATATGGCAAAAGAAGTTAAAATGGTTAGTACTAGTGAAGAAGTAGAACAAATAGAAAATAGTGCATTATTAGCTTGCGATTTTATATATGAGACATTATTACCATTATTAGAAGAATTTGAAAATGATAATGATGATCCAGAATATATTCCTGGTGTTGCTACTCACGGGTTATTTATAGCATTAATACAAGAGTTGGCCGATTTAGGATATACTCAAAAAGACTTAAACAAAGAAATCAAAACGTATATGAATACCTCTGTAGGGGAGGTAGTACACTAATACTTTAGTACTACATTTTTAAGAAACAAAAGTACTCATTTTGCCCCCTCAGGGGCTTCAAAATCGCTAGAGGATTCAGGAATACACTCTGATACACTTCTAGCGATTTTTGCCAATATTTGACAATAAATGGACAGTGTGCTATAATTCATCTATGAACTCAAAAATCAACCGCAAACGTAGAACAGACCGCAATCAAGTGATTTACTATATCCAAGATACCGTAACACTTGAGTACTACATCGGCTTGACTGCATTGTCATACAAAGGTAATGTGTTTTTGACACTACGCCGTCGTATGCAAAAACATATGCAACGGGCTATGACTGAGAATAAAAATTGGGGTTTGAGTCGTGCCTTACGTGAGCAAGGTGCTGAACGTTTTATATTTGGAAAGTTAGAAGTTATTCGTGGTAAGCGTCCTGCTCACGCACGTGAGACAGAATTGATTAACACATTGCAACCAGCATTGAACACATTTGGAGTAAAATAATGAACGAAAGAATTAAAGAACTTGCTGAACAGGCCGGCTACTCAAAAGAATTTTTAGCAATTGGATTGCCAAACAATATGGAAAAGTTTGCCGAATTGATTGTGAAGGAATGTATTCAAGTTTTAGATCCGGGCGGGCATCAATTGATAGCACGGTTCCACACAAGACAATGGTTGTCAGAACATTTTGGAGTAAAATAATGAATCAAAAAATTCAAGATTTAATGTATCATTCAGGACTAACCGCACAAGGATGTTGGGATGAAATGGATGATTATGATAAACAGGCTATTGAGAAGTTTGCCGAATTGATTGTTAAGGAATGCGTAACAATTATGACTGATGCCAGTGATTCCAAATTACGTCTTAGTGATGCTATTTGGAATACAAAGATACATTTTGGAGTAGAATGAAAGTAAACGATATATTACAATGGACTGGTGCAGTATTTGTGATTATAGGACACATACTAAATTCAATAGGACCTAGTGTTTATCCCTACAATATTGTAGCATTCACATTAGGCACTGTTGCGTTTTTAGCTTGGGCTAGTCGTGTAAAAAATAGTCCACAAATAGTTGTCAATGTAGTGTCAATGGTTACTTGCCTTATTGGTATAGCTAATGCTTGGAGATAAAATGAACAAATTAGTTAGAGATGGAAACGTGGCTGTATTGTATAGCCCAGGATTTGGTGCAGGATGGTTCACTTGGAACCCTACAATGCCTGAACTTATTTTTGAACCTGCCATAGCACAATTTGTATTGGACGAAAAGTTTGACGAACTACAAACTTATGTGGCATTGAAGTATCCTGAAATATACGATGGTGGTATGATGGACTTAGAAGTTGCTTGGGTACCTGAAGGCACTGAGTTTAAAATCAATGAGTATGACGGAGCCGAATCGGTTGAAACAAAAGATGAAATAGGTTGGTTAGTAGCGTGAGATATATTACTAATAAGTATAAGTCAGTCATTCTTCCATACGAGGAGGGTATGTTAGAATGGCTACACGAAACTTATCCTCATAGTTGTTATTATATCGTAGAGGTATAATATTTCTGTCACATTTATTGATATAAATATCAATATGGACTTTTGGGATATTGTACACTTGCACAAACAAAAAATATTTGCTATACTAGCTATAGTGATTGGATTGTATTGGTTGCACGTTCCTGAAGATGAACCAGTTCAACCAATCATCACTCTTAAATATAGGTGTGAATTAATTGTAAAAAATTTACACGATTTTCCAAAAAATGTTAGTGACAGTTGTGAAACCTTTTTGAAAGACGAAGATGAAATTGAATGAAGTTAACGAAGCATTGGATCACAAAATTACCAGTGGATCTGAATATCAATGGAACTGCTATCCCGATGGTAGATACTTAGATTACGAAAGTGATTTTGCACACGTATCTGTATTGTATAGCACGACCGACCAAACTGTATACCAAGCCGAAGTTTCTGTTAAACGTGAGGCTTGGGATGAAGATAAGAAACCATATCGTTGGTTAAATCCTGATTACGTAGATGCGTTCTATAAAGAATCAAAAAAACGTAAAGTAGATACTGACATTGCTTGGGATGATGTTACGTGGATTGATTTAGAAATGGAAGAAGATTTCCTAGAAAAGGCTACGGCTATATTCAACGGAGAAGAATGTGACACTCGGGTTCAGTTTCCTATTGATATCGATGATGAACTAATATTAAAACTATCTATGGAAGCACATAAACGTGATATCACACTAAATAAGATGATAGAGATTATCTTACAAGAGGTAATCGATAGTCATCGTGTCAACGGAACACTAGACTAAAACGTTATATAAGTATAGCAGGAGATCGTTATGAAAAAAATTCTAGTAGCATTATCACTTTTAGCAGTAACTGGCACATCAATGGCACAATACTATCATGGTCACGGCTTTCGTCATCACGGTCCACGTGTAATTTATCGTGATAATTGGATCGCTCCTGCAGTTGGCGCATTGATTATCGGCGCGGCAATCAACGAAGCACACAATCGTCAGGTCCAATCACAAGTAATTATACAAAATCAACCTACACAGTTAGGTCAAGTTTGTACACCTTGGACAGAGACACAGAATTCAGATGGAACAATAACTAGGACACGCACGTGTAATCAATGACCAAAACAGTTGCAATAACATCGTTCATAGTGTATAATATATTATGAACGATATTTTTTATGGTATTTTTTCGTGGATAAAAGATGACTTTAAGTCTAACCGAATTCGCTTTGTTATTGAGTTGCTTGCTTGGGCTATTAGTATTGGGTGTAGCATTACTATGGCATTCACAGTCCCCAATCCTCCGCTTCTTGTTCTTTATCCTCTGTGGATCTTTGGCTGTGCTATGTATGCTTGGGCTAGTTATACTAGGAAATCTTTTGGCATGTTGGCTAACTATATACTGTTAACCACCATTGATAGTATCGGACTAATAAGGATGTTAATGTGATAAACAAAATAGAAAAATATAAAAAATACTTTGCTTTTGAGGGCAAAGCTTCCCGTAGTGAATATTGGGGTGTGTACTTGATCGGAGTACTATTGTTAATGTTGGTTGGCTTACTCGGAGCAATGGTTGCATTGATAAGTACACCCTTTACGTTAGTATTGATAGGTTTTATTGGATGGATTTCTGCACTTGCAATAATTTGTGTAGGTGCTATATTAGCATTTTGGATGTGGATTGCTACTGCTGTTAGACGTTGTAATGATGCCGGAATCAATTCTTGGTTTGCAATAACAATACTGTTACCCACACCACTAAATCTTATACCATTCGTTGTGTTTGGTTGTTTACCCTCGGAGAAAAAAATAGATGAACATCAGTACTGATTGGACAGATAAAGATTGGGACAAGTTTACTAGTTGGTTAAATGGAATGCTACGTATTGGTCCTGCTACTATTACGTTTACTAAAGCAGATGGCACCGATCGTGTAATGAAATGCACACTAGAAGAAGATAAACTTCCCAAAGTTGAAATCAAAGAAGGAGCAAAAACTCGTAAAGAATCAACTACTAGTATGCGTGTGTTTGATTTAGAAAAGAATGAGTGGCGTAGCTTTACTCTTAAAAAAGTAAAACAAGTTAATATCTCTATACCATGAATGACTTTGAGCAAGGTAATATTCACTATATGGCTAAGGAATATCACGAAGCCAGTGAATGTTATAAAAGATTTTTACAACAAGAACCAAACAACTATGTAGTATGGCATAATCTTGGTATTACACTATCACAACTAGGTGAAGATATAGAAGCATTAAAATGTTTTGAATTACCCTGTAGTCATAACTATGTAGAAAGTTGGTTAAGCCGAGGAACTGCATTACGTAGTTTGGGAAGATACAGAGAAGCATTAATTACATTCGCACACACTTTTGCATTAGACCCAAAACATTCAACCGCATATAGTAATTACGGCAACACCTTACGTGAGTTTGGATTACCTGAACTTGCTATTATTTTTTTACAAATAGCACAAGAGTTAACACCAGGCAACGTCAATTATGAGTTAAACGAATCAGTTAGTCACTTAATGAAGGGTGATTTAATTGAGGGTTGGAAAAAGTATGAAGCACGATGGTATTATCAAAGCGATATAAGCCTCAAGCCGCAATTGCCAG